GAGCTTTGGTAACTAAAAAAGGAGATTGAGATGAGTATTGAGACGCAAGAAGAAGACCTCCGTGACGAAGAGTCTGAAGAAGTTGAAGATGTTGAGCAAGAAGACGATTCTACCGAAGAGTCTGAAGAAGGACCGGAGGAGTAATGTCTGAGGAAGCAGAAGGAAGTCTTGATGCCGAAGATATGGTTCCTGTGTTAGAATCTATTCCCGAGGAGCCTCAAAAAGCACAAAAATCAAAATCGGTCGAAGAAGTTGCTAGAGAAGTAATTGCCGGTCATTGGGGCCGAGGAAACGTTCGTAAGAGTCGTCTTCAAAAGGCTGGTTATGATCCGGCCGAAATTGCTGCCAAAGTTACTAAAATTTTCAATCAATAGTTAGGAGGTGAAACATGGAAGAAAGCATTTTAACTAGCACCAAGAAAGTTCTAGGTCTTGAGGCTTCTTATATTCCTTTTGATTTGGACGTAATTACTCATATTAATGCGGCTTTCTCCCTCCTTAATCAATTAGGCGTTGGTCCGGAAGACGGCTTTTCAATTGAAGACGATGCTGCTGTATGGGAAGACTTTGGCGTTTCGGCAAACCAACTACATTTAATCAAGACGTATGTTTTTCTAAAGGTTAGAGTTTTATTTGATCCTCCTGGAACATCATTCCTTCTTGAATCTGCTAATAATCAAATTAAAGAGTATGAGTGGCGTTTGAATGTATTTCGTGAAGTTGAAGATTATCCATTTGTTCCACCCGAGGAGGTGTCTCCGTGAGTGATGAAACTATGAATCTTGTAGTGGAACATTATGGTAAAAAGGGTATGCAATGGGGTGTTCGTAAAGGAAGAAACACCAGAGACACTTCAAGGACTGTTTTTAAGAAAGCTCCTAAAAAGCTTACTTCTGCTGAACTTGAAAAACGAATTAAAAGAATGGAATCAGAAAAAAAGTATAATGATCTTAACAAAAGAGATATTGGTAAGGGCCAACAACTTGCCGCCGATATTATTACAAAATCTGGTAAAACTTTAGCAACAACAGTACTTACTGGCGCTTTGATTTTGGGCGTTAAGCTTGCTATTCAGAAAAAGTTTGGGAGCGAAGCAGCTAGCGCTATTACTAAACGCGGTAAATCATAAGGGGTGATTGATGGGTTTATCAAATACTGCAACTCCTTATTATTATGAAGAGTTTCGTGCATCGGTTCTGGCTGGAGAAATTCCAGTTAATGAAGAAATTTCATTAGAGATGAATCGTATTGACGCGCTTATTGCCAATCCAAACTTTTACTATGATGATCTTGCTGTAAATGGTTTTATTCAATACTGTGAGTTTGAACTTACTCTTACTGATGGTGGTGATTTACACCTTTTAGACTCATTTAAGCTTTGGGCCGAACAAGTTTTTGGATGGTATTTCTTTGTAGAAAGAAGTGTATACGAGCCTAATACAGACGGACCAGGCGGGCACTACATTAAGAAACTTATCAAGAAACGCCTAACTACTAAACAATACCTCATCGTTGCCAGAGGCGCTGCCAAGTCGATGTATGCATTTTGTCTACAAGCATACTTTCTTAATGTGGATACAGCTACTACACATCAGATTACAACCGGTCCTACTATGAAACAGGCCGAAGAGGTAATGTCTCCTTTTCGTACCGCCATTACTAGAGCAAGAGGCCCATTGTTTAAGTTTCTAACAGAGGGTTCCTTGCAGAATACTACTGGTTCAAGAGCTCAAAGAGTAAAGCTTGCATCTACTAAGAAGGGTATTGAGAACTTTCTAACAGGTTCTCTACTCGAGATTCGTCCTATGACCATCAATAAACTTCAAGGTTTACGTCCTAAGATCTCAACAGTCGACGAATGGTTATCTGGTGACATTAGAGAAGATGTTATTGGGGCAATTGAGCAGGGCGCCTCGAAGATGGAAGACTATTTGATTGTTGCTATCAGTTCAGAAGGAACTGTTAGGAATGGTTCTGGCGATACAATCAAAATGGAACTTGCAAGCATTCTTCGAGGAGAGTATCAAGCTCCTCACATTTCGATTTGGCATTATAAATTGGACGATCTTGAAGAAGTTGCTGACCCATCTATGTGGCTTAAGGCAAATCCTAATTTAGGTAAGACTGTTACATATGATGTTTATCATTTGGATGTTGAAAGAGCTGAAAAGGCTCCTGCAGCAAGGAACGATATCCTCGCTAAGAGGTTTGGTATTCCAATGGAGGGGTACACATACTTCTTTACATATGAAGAGACACTTCCTCATCCAACAAGAGAATTTTGGGGCATGCCGTGTGCTCTTGGCGCCGATCTTTCTCAAGGCGACGACTTCTGTGCATTTACTTTTATGTTTCCATTTCAAAACTTCTCTTTTGGAATTAAAACTAGAAGTTATATTACTGATTTGACATTGATGAAACTTCCTGGAGCTATGCGCCATAAGTATGAAGAGTTTATTAGAGAAGGAAGCCTTCATGTTTTAGAGGGAACTGTCTTAGACATGATGGAAGTCTATGATGATCTTGACACATTCATTCAACAAGCCGAATACGATGTTCGATGTTTTGGATTTGACCCATATAATGCCAAGGAATTCGTTACTCGATGGGAAGTTGAGAACGGATCTTTTGGAATTGAGAAAGTCATCCAAGGCGCAAGAACAGAATCGGTTCCTCTTGGCGAATTAAAGATTTTATCAGAAGAAAGAAAGCTTATATTTGATCAAGAGTTAATGTCGTTTGCTATGGGTAATGCAGTTACATTAGAAGATACTAATGGTAATCGTAAGCTTCTTAAAAAGAGAGCCGAAGAAAAGATTGATAATGTTTCTGCTATGATGGATGCATATGTTGCCTATAAAGCAAACAAGGAGGCGTTCGAATGAATGAGGTTGATGAACTTCTTCTCGAACACTTCGGGACTAAAGGTATGCAATGGGGTGTTCGTAAAGAACGAAAACAAGCCGCTCGAAATGTTAGAGCTCAAAAGTTTGTAGATAAGGCTAATATTCTAGATGAGAAAATTAAAGATTTAGGCACTGATACAAAAGGCGCAAGAAATATTCTTAAGCGAAGAGAAATTAAGAAACTTACAGAAAAGAAAGAATCAGCACTAGATGATGCTGAAAGAAAACGTCAAGGAAATCTATCTAAAAGACAAAAGAAGGTTGCTATAGGTGCTGGGATAGCCGGAACTATAGTAGCAAGTTATGTTACATATTCTGCTTTAAACAGTGGAAACGCAAGACGTTTGGCATCAAAAGGTAAAGATTTTGTTCTACAGAAAAAAGGTCTTCCGTGGAAATTAAAACCAGAACTTCGTGACCCTAATCTTGATGTTGATGGGATTATGAATAATGTTGTCTCACATATTAATCCTAATTATGGTGCGACAGGAACTAAGAATAATTGTCGTAGAGCCACTTATGCTTATGAAATGCGTCGTCGAGGTTATGATGTAGCGGCTACAAGAACTCATACTGGTCGTGGGCAAGATATTACTGGGGTGTTTAATGTACAAACTCCAGGTGCTAATTTAGTTCCAGTAGGAGTATCTGGTGCTGCCGCAAGAGTAATCGGAGAATTAAGAAAACCAAGTAAACCCTTTACAGAAAGAGCATCAACCGAAGGCGCTAATCTTGGAAAACAAGTATTTAAAGGTAGTGATATTGGTGATCAAATTAGATATGCTCTTTCTAAGCAACCAGATGGTGCTAGAGGAGAATTTGGCATGATGTTTAATGCGGGCGGCGGTCATAGTATGGCTTGGGAAAAGGTTAAAGGTGTAGTTGTTATTTTTGATACTCAAACTGGTAAAAAGTATCAAGGTGATGAGATTGTATCTTTAGGCCAACATCTTTCTGAGGCCGGTATTACTCGTCTTGATAATCTTCCACTTAATGATGATTTTCTAAGGAGGTGGTTGAAGAATGCTTAGTGTTCTAGATGCTACAACGGTGGTTCGTCAAAATCATCCTTATGGAGACATTAAAAAGGTCGTTACTTATAAGAATTTATATTTATTTATGGTGTTTAATAATAGACCTGGAGAAGAAGAAATGGATCCATATTATTCAGTTAATAAAGATACTGGAGTATTTAATGAGTTCTCTATTTTTACTGATGGGGATATGGATGAAGTTTTGTCTTTGTTTGAAAATGTGCCGAGCCGAAAGGATGTTTGAATGAATGAGGTAGATGAACTTCTTTTAGCTCACTTTGGTACTAAAGGTATGAAGTGGGGTCAACGTAAGAATAGTACTCCTGGTGTTTCTTCGAAAATTGATAGAGATGCTAAAAAGGATGCTCGAGAGTTTGCTAGAGCAAAACAATTTTTTGGAGAAGGCGCTGGTACTAGGCGAAAGTTAATTAAAGCGACAGTAGAAGGAAAGAGTGCTAAAAACCCTGCTTATGCAAAAGCCTTTCAATCACACATTTCTAAACAAGATAGTTCAAAACATGCGTCTAAAGCAGTTTCGGAAAGACGAAGAAAAGACGTTACTAAAAGAACTAAACAAAGGGCTGGATTCTTAGCAAGAACTTTTACTGGAGAACAAGGTACTCAAGCGGCTTTTGCTGCAGCAGTACTTGCCGGTGGTGTATTTTTAGCTAGTCCTAAAGGGCGAGCATTAATGAGTCGTGGGGTTACTAAATTATCAGAGATTCAACAAAGTAGAGCTGGTCGAAAACTAGTAACCGATTTTCTCAAGAATCAAGGAGGCGGCTAAATGGGCGAAGACGAATTTATTGACGCGCTTCTTTTAGAACACGTTGGCGTTAAGGGTATGAAGTGGGGTGTTCGTAGAGAACGTAGACGTCAAGTATATCAACGAGGTGGGATTAAGGTTCGTGAGGGAGGTTCGATTGCCTCTAAAATTAGAACTGGAGCTATGTTAGGACCTATTGATCTTATTCGAGGTCGAGGAATTGTTGGGGGTGCTCGAAGAAAATCTACTCGGGTTGCTGGTCAATTGGAGAGGTTTGATAAAGGTAAGGCACCCGGATTAGATTTAGTTAAAAGATACGGGTCGACAAGAGTTAGTGACTTGGTTCCAGTTAGAGAAAAGAATGTAGGGAAGACAAGGTCTCATAAAGCAGATATTGCTGTAGTTACTGCTGTAGGAGCTTTATTCGCACTTAATCTTATCGCTCGTCAAGCTCAAAGAAGAGCAATTTAGGGGAGGTGATCCATCTTGCCAATTTTAGATCGAGTACGAAAAGCTTGGAATGCCTTTCGTAATACCAACGTGTTTGACGAATATAGTTCCCCACAAAGCTATTCATATGGAGGAAAATCTCCATCTAGATCTGTTAGGCAAATTTATAGTGAACGCTCGATCATCTCTTCCGTTTATACAAGAATTGCAGTTGATGTCTCTGGTTTGGTGATAAAACATGCACAAGTAGATGACGCTGAGCGTTATTTAAAAGACATTGATGATTCTTTAAATAGTTGTTTTACACTAGAGCCAAATCTTGATCAATCTCCTAGAGCCTTTAGACAAGATATTACAATGACTCTTTTTGATAAAGGTTGTGCTGCTATTGTTCCTATCGATACTTCACGAGATCCACAAACTAATGAAGTATTCGACATCTTTACAATGAGAGTCGGAGAGATCGTTGCTTGGTACCCAAGACACGTAAGACTTAGCGTTTATAATGAAAACAAGGGAAAAAGAGAAGAAATTACTTTAGAAAAACGCTTTGTTGCTATTATTGAAAACCCTCTTTATGCTGTTATGAATGAACCTAATTCAACTCTTCAACGATTAATTAGAAAACTTTCTTTACTTGATTCGGCTGACGAGGCATCTAGTTCTGGCAAATTAGATATTATCATTCAGTTGCCTTATGTCATTAAGTCAGAAGCCAGACGTCAGCAAGCACAGACTCGTCGAGAAGACATCGAGTTTCAATTAAAGGGTAGTCAATACGGCATTGCCTACATCGATGGTACTGAGAAGATTACTCAGCTTAACCGTCCTGCTGAGAACAACCTCCTTAAGCAAGTTGAATACCTAACCGCACTATTGTATAATCAACTTGGTCTTACTGAAGAAGTAATGAATGGTACTGCCCAAGAGCCAGCAATGCTTAATTACTACAACCGTACTGTTGAGCCTATTATTGATGCTATTGTTGAATCAATGCAAAGAACATTCCTTGGGCCCGTTAAAACAATGAATAATGAAAAGATTATGTACTTCCGCGACCCATTTAAGCTTGTGCCTGTTAGTAGTATCGCCGAGATTGCTGATAAGTTTACTCGTAATGAGATCCTCACCTCAAATGAGATTAGACAATTCTTGGGGATTGCTCCATCAAGCGATCCAAAGGCAGATGAACTCAGGAACAGCAATATGCCTCAACCGCCGGAAGCAGATCTAACAATTCCGGAGCTCACTTTAGAAAGGAATGGTCAAAATGGAAGCGGACTTCAGCGGTTACGCAACTAAGGCAGGGCTTAAATGCTCTGATGGTCGAACGATTATGCCTGGTGCTTTTAAGCATCAGGATAAGATGCGTGTTCCTCTTGTTTGGCAGCACGGTCATTCAGACCCGGAAAACGTTCTCGGTCATGCAATTCTCGAGAATCGTGATGATGGGGTTTATGCATACGGATACTTCAACGAGTCTGTTCGAGCTGTTCATACTAGGGGCCTTCTTGAGCATGGCGACATTAATATGTTATCTATTTGGGCTAATGAATTAGTCGAGCGCTCTGGTCGAGTTCTTCATGGAGCTATTCGTGAAGTAAGTCTCGTTTTATCTGGTGCTAATCCTGGCGCTGTTATTGAAAACGTTACTATTCGTCACTCTGATGGTGATGAAACTACTTTAGATGACGAAGCAATTATTTACACTGGTATCGAACTTGAGCTTCAGCACACAAGTGATAACAAAGAGGATGATACTGTGGATGAGCCTGTAGATACAAGCGACGAACAAACTTTAGAAGACGTTTATAATTCTATGAATGAAGATCAGAAGGGCGTTCTTCATTACATGATTGGTCAAGCTGTTGGGTCTATTAATGATGAGAAAAGTAATGCAGAAGATATTACGCATGCAGACGAAGACGAAACTATTGAAGACATCTATAATTCCATGAACGAAAAGCAAAAGAACGTTCTTCATTACATGATTGGTCAGGCCATTGAGTCTGCCGGTGGTAGTGCCCAGCAAAGTAGTATTGACGATCAGGAAGGTAGCGAGATGAGCCGAAATGTTTTCGAGAAGGATGAGAAAGAGAAGTCTTCTGTTCTTTCTCATTCTCTTTCTCATGCTGATATTCAAGGTATCGTGGCCGATGCTTCTAAGCTGGGGTCTCTCAAGGATGCTGTCGAGGAATATGCTCTTTCTCACGGCATCGAAGACATTGATATTTTATTCCCGGACGCAATGAATGTCAATACTGCTCCGGAGTTTTTAAAGCGCCGAACTGAATGGGTTGGTAGTCTTCTTAGTGCAACTCGTAAGAGCCCATTTAGCCGTATTAAGAGTATTTCTGCTGACATCACCGTCGAAGAAGCTCGTGCAAAGGGTTATATTACTGGTAGTTTGAAGAAGGAAGAGTTCTTCGGAGTTGCCAAGCGTATTACTACTCCGACTACTATTTACAAGAAGCAGAAGCTTGATCGTGATGACATTGTTGACATCACTGATTTCGATGTTGTTTCTTGGTTGAAGTCGGAAATGCGTCTTATGCTCGACGAGGAAATTGGTCGAGCCATGCTTATTGGCGATGGTCGTGATATTTCAGATGAAGACAAGATCAATGAGCAGAATATTCGCCCGGTTGCTTCTGACCATGAACTATTTACTACGACTATCAACGTTAACATTGACGACAGTAACTCTTCTGTTGCCGAAATTGTTGATGCCATTATTCTTAATCGTAGATATTACAAGGGTAGTGGTCTTCCGACGATGTATACTACTGAGACGATTATTTCTCGATTCATGTTATTGAAGGACCAAGTTGGTCGTCGTATTTATAAGTCTTTGGACGAACTGGCTGCTGAACTTCGTCTTTCTGGAATTGTGGCTGTCGAAGTAATGGAAGATGAGCCCGATATTGTCGCCGTTATCTTCAACCCAATTGATTATGTTATGGGCGCAACGGCTGGCGGTCAGGTTAGTTTGTTCGACGATTTTGATATTGACTATAACCAGTACAAGTATTTGATTGAAACTCGTATGTGTGGCGCTCTTGTGAAGTTAAAGTCGGCACTTGTGGTTCGTAAGACTGCTGGTGCAAATGTGTTGGTGGTTCCGACAGAGCCCACATTCGACGGTGAAGACGTTACTATTCCTACAGTTACTGGAGTCGTCTACAAGGACGGCGAGGGAGTCACTTTGAGTGCTGGGGCAAATGCAGTTGCTTCTGGTGAAACTCTTATTGTTAACGCTACTCCTGCGTCTGGGTATTACTTCGCAACTAGCGAGGAAGACAGCTGGTCATTTACTAACGAGTCCTGATTCTAAAAGGAGTTAAGATGGCAAGATTCTTTGGAGAAGTTGGTTATGGCGAATCCATTGAAAATCCATCTGACTCTGGCGTGTGGATTGATGAGATTACTGAAGTTCAATATTATGGCGATGTTATCCGCGACACTAGAAAATTAGACTCTGGTGAAAGTCTTAATGACAACATCAGTGTTAATAATGCGATAAGTATTGTTGCGGATGACTACGCTATTGCGCATTTTTTCAAGATTAAATACATACGATGGGCGGGGGTTCTGTGGACTATCACAAATGTGGAAGTCAAGAGCCCTCGACTCATTCTGAGTCTTGGGAGTGTTTATAATGGCCCCACGCCTTGAGCTTCAAGAGCTTTTAACTGAAATTCTTGAAACCGATCAAGTATATTTTCAACCTCCGCCTACTGTCAGCATGGAATACCCATGCATTGTTTATCGAAGAGATTTTGAATTAACAAGGTTTGCGGATGATAAACCATATTCGCACAAAAAGCGCTATCAGGTAATAGTCATTGATAGAAATCCAGATAGTAATATTCCAAATAAAATTGCAGAATTACCATTATGCTCATATGATCGGTTTTATACAGCTGAAAACCTCAATCATGATGTTTTCAAACTTTTCTTCTAGGAGGAAAACAGATGGCCGTACTAGTTTGGGATCAGGTAGGAGAACGACTTTACGAAACCGGTGTAGATCACGGCGTTCTTTACATTCCGGACGTTGATGGAGATTATGTTACTGGCGTCGCTTGGAATGGTCTTACGAGCGTTTCAGAAACTCCTACTGGGGCCGAGGCCAATGCTCAGTATGCTGATAACATCAAGTACCTCAATCTTATTTCGGCTGAGGAGTTTGGTGCCACCCTCGAAGCCTTTACATACCCCGACGAGTTTGCTCAGTTTGATGGCCTTGCCACTCCAAACGCCGGAGTAGTTGTAGGTCAGCAGTCTCGACCAGTATTTGGCTTATCATACCGTACTCGTCTAGGTAATGATCTTCTTGCTGAGGATTATGGTTATAAGCTTCATCTTGTTTATGGATGTCAGGCAAGTCCGTCTGAAAAGGCTTATAACACTATTAATGATTCACCAGAGGCTATTGCCTTTAGTTGGGAAATCTCTACTACTCCAGTTCCTGTGACTGGTCTTAGGCCCACTTCTCTAATTGTTATTGATTCAAGTGTGGTGGATGGAGCAGCTCTTACTTTACTTGAGACCGAATTGTATGGAGACATTGCTGGTACAGCAAATTTGCCGAGTCCAGATGATGTGATTGCCTTCTTCGACGGTCCGTAATGAAGGAGAGTTCAGAATGCTCAAGCTTACTATTATAGGAACTGAATACTACAATGAAGAGACAGAGAAGTTTGAAACTGTCGGCGACATTGAATTAGAGTTAGAGCATTCTTTAATTTCATTGTCAAAATGGGAGTCAAAATTCAAA